TCTTTTCCTGGCTGCTGAAGGTCACGGTTTTTCCTCTGGAATTCCTCCCATCTCCTCACCGCTTCATCATCCTGTCCGTGGATTGAGTGAGCGTATATGTCCGCCGTTACGCGTACCGATGAGTGGCCCAGCCGGGTGGATACGTCCTGAAGAGGTACCCCATTGGCAATCAAATGCGACCCGTGAGTATGGCGAAGGAGATGGAGCGCCGATCCTTTGGGCTTTGGAATGTTAAGCCGCTTAAATAGTGCCGATACAGAAGCCGAGATTGAATCAGGTCGCAATGGAGTGCCGTCCGGATTGGCAAAGATCAGATCGAGATCGGCGCGATAGTCAGGACCGAACTTCTGACGGTACCTGTCCTGCTGCTGCCGGTGTCTGTTTAATGCCGCCAACGTTTCAGCGGGCAATCCGACCACTCGAATCTCTTCGTTCTTCGTACTCTTAAATTCCAGGCCTTTCTTTGTCTGGCATAGGGATCGGCTAATTACTGCGCGGCCATTCTCGATATCTGACCATCGGAGAGCCAGCACTTCACCGCGGCGTGCTCCAAGCGCTGCATCCATCTCCAGAAACATCGACAAACACCACGGGCCGCAAGTACTCGCGCCACCGATGAGAAGATCCTGTTGGAGCGTTGTCATCGCAGCGCCTTTCCGTTTCGGCAATTTCGGCGGCTCACTGGCCGCCACGGGATTCACAGCAACCAATTCCCATTTCACCGCTCGGTTATAGGCGGAGGAGACTACTCCGGCAATATTTCGCACGGATTTGCTGCTGAGCGGCCGCGGCTCTTTGGTCTTTCGATGACGCCCACCAGACTTCAATAACCGTTTCCATTCACGGCTGAGATGTAGCGGCGTAATCTGATTCAGCGGCATCGCTGTCAATTGAGGCGACAGATATTACGCGCATTCCCGATATCGCTCCGTAGTTTTCGATGCGAGATTCTCTTCAGCGTGTTGCTTAAAGAATTCCTCCAGAAGCGTGGCGAGAGTCTTCGGCAACTCTCGACTGACTATGAGCACTCCGGATTTCTCGAGATCGTATTTTCTCTGTTCCTCGATGCGTCGCGCCGCTTCAGCGTCTTGTGCATCTTTCTTGCTCTCGAAACCCGACTCGGTAATCTGATTCTGGTTCTCGCGAGTTGCGCCTGGACCGGAAAAAACGTAGGACCAGACCACCTTCCCTGATTTGTACTTGCGTTTATAGACCGGCATGGCTTATGTGGCGCGCCTCTTGCGATTCCAGTACGGCGAGTGGCAGCGGGGACATTGTTTGGGATCAGCGTTGAGGTTGCGGCGAAGCCACTGATGATCGCATCGCAGGCAGCGAAGGATATAGGAAACCTCAACCTTTTTCATGAACATAATCATATATGATTACGCGGTCTTCCGACACATGTTCGGCGACGTACCGCAAGTTCGTTCCCATTGTTCATAAGCGTGCCGTGTGATGATCCAACGCTTGCCTAACCGAATGCCGGGAAGGATGCCGCGCTCCAACATGTCGTACACGGTCATCTTTCCGATGGCAAGCCTTTCGGCAATCTCGATCACAGTCAGACGATTGCTCGTGTGAACACTCATATCAAGCCCCTCCGCCATGCATCGGGCAATTCCGGGCATCATCCAAATCGACCTCGCGCGGTACAAGGGGCACGCTCGACGTTTCCTTAAGTTCGCGGAGTTCGCGCACCAGCGCCTGAAAGCTTCCGGCCGCCGCGTATGCCTGCGGGTTAATCTCACACACCGTGAAGTCGTCAATCGTCAATGGCCGCTTCAACCGGCGTTCCATTCAGGCAAGACAGCAAATCGCCCGAGGATGCAACTTGGCCGTTGTCCATACTTCATCCGTGACTATGTAATGGTCATAAAAAGATATCCGCTGGATGCTCCTCTGCATGAAGATCCACGCGGGCACCATCCTGGTTGGAGGTTGCGGGTTTGCGGCCACGTCCGTGTGGTCGCGTTAGTGAAGTAGTGATCGGCGGCGCTTTCGCTCGGGGAACCCTCATCCGTTTCCGGAGGCTGGCCCGCTCTTCCCTTTCCGTCACCTTGCGGAGCTGGCCCGCGCCCGCGTAGATGTGGCGGTTGATCATCACCGTGGGAAAGTCCCGGATCGTGAGCGGGCGGCCGAGCCGCTTCTCCAGGCACCCCAGACAGCAAAGAGCATCCGGGTCCAGCCCGGCTTTGGCCCACACCCGGTTGTGGACGGTATACCAGTCGTCCTTCCGACCGCAGTCCGCGCAGCCGCGCTCGAACTCCTCCTCCGCCTCGATCTGCACATCCAGGCACTCCACGGTCTCGTCCATCAGTTCCTGAATTTGGCCCAGGCTCTCGGTCCAGCGGTCCGCCAGATACCGCCGCTCGGGCTTTACGCGCCCGGTGAGGCCGTCGGCGATTTCCAGTTCGTCGGCCAGCTCGTGAAAGAGCCCCCAGATGCGGGCCAGCTTGTAGATCGCGAGTTCCAGCGCGCTCATGCTGTTTTCCTCATCGCGTTTGCTTGCAACTCTTCTCTTGCGGGGCCAGTGGCCGACGCCCTCCGGCGCGCGGTGAACCTCTCCGCCCATTCCCTCATCAGTCCTTGGTAGCGACCGTCGGCCAGGATGATGGCCGCCGCCTGTGCATTTCCAACTTCATAGGCCCGAAGCCTGCGTTGCGCTGCGCTCGGCTTGTTGTGGGCGGCCACTTGCGTCAGCCCTCGTCGATCATGCGGCTGGTATGTGCGCCGTGAAGATCCACTCCGGCCCCATCCCGTCACTAGGTGCAACAGACCGTCCGGCTGTGAAGCAACCGGGATCATCCGTTCGTTCTCATCTTTTGGCCGGTTCATGCAGCGCCACCTTTCTTTACCGGCGGCGGCAACTGAGGCGGCGCCTCGCCCTCGGCCAAGCGTTTCAATCCGACGCCGCGCTCGTTGAGCTGCTGGCACAGTGCGGTGAGCCGTGGCATGGCGGCGGCCAGACATTCGGGCTGCAAAAGTAACCGAGCCCCATCGACACGCGCCTGCGGTGGACCCACTGGTCGGACAGTGAGAGGCCCTCTGGCGGTGCCACCGATCCAGGGAAGACGTGTCGTCTCAGATTCAACCATCCAAGCGGCGGCAGGCGGCTCGCGATTCGGTTGTCGCACGTGCGGCAAAAATACAACTTCAACGGCGCGGGCTCTTTCGGCTTCTTCTTCCGCTGCGCCGGCTTCTGCGGCGCTTCGTTGGGTGCTGCGGTTGGCGGTGTCACGCCAACCCGAACTACCTTCGGCGTGAGGTCGGATTGTTTCACGGTGACGTGAACTACCTGCGGTGTGAAGTTCTGCAACAATCGAGGGCGGCCGTTGGCTGGCCCGCCGGGCGTCGGCGTTGGCTTAGAGAGCGGCGGGGTGAGTTTTTGTCGGTATTCTCGCATCATTGGTCCTCCTACTTAGCTAGAACGGCACGTCGTGGTCAGTGATGTCGCCCGTCAGTACCGCTTCCTCGTCGTTGCCAGAAGCGCTGCCGTCACGGTCAAAGCGCAGCAGCACACGCGGGTTCCGCAGCTTCGGTTTGGTAGCGGGAAAATCCCAATTCTCGAAAGTCTTGCCCGCGAATTTGCCCCTGCCTTCCCGATGGGTACAGATAAGTTCGAACTGCTTGCCGCGCAGGTCATAGAAACCTTTCACTTCGGGTCTCAGGTAGTAAAGACTTTTGCCCGCAAAACCGAGTTCGTCGAGATAGCGCCAGACGCGGCCCTTGCTCTCGTCATCAATCCAGAGCGTCATGCTCCGTGGCGCGGTGGAGGCAACCGGCGCGTCCGGCTTCTCCACGCTGGCCAGCACTTTGAAAAAGATAACAAAGCCCGGTTTTCCTTCTTCGTTCTCGGTGAAGTTCTGATCCAGCACTTCGACCCGGTAGCGGCCGGGATCGATTAACGTCGTTGACATCTGTTTTCTCCTTCAGTGCCATCTTCCACAGGTGGCTGTTGATTGCGCTTATCCTTCTGCCAGACGCCGCGCTTCGGTTTGGCGCGCGCTTCGGCTTCAATTCGACGCTGCTGAGCCGCATAGGCGGCGATCGCCGTTTTGTAAAGGGCTTCGGCGTGCATGACCGGATCGAGCAGCCGCCTCTCTGCCGCAATGCCCTGCTGCCATGCTGCATAGGTCGATTTCTTCAGCGGTGAGTGATGCTGTTCGATTTCGCGGCGCAAAGCGGCGACATCAAGCAGGCGCTCGGCTGCCAGGTCGTAGCTCGGCTGATCGGTGATCTTCAACGCTATCGCCTGCTCGGCGCGTGTCAGGGCTTTAGCCTCCAGCTCTCGCGCTGGTGTCATCGTTGGGACCATTTCTCCTCCTTAGGCCTGGTCGAAGACGAGTTGCGGGCGGGGCACGATCACTGCTCGTCTCCTCCCTGTCCACCTCGCCCCCAAGGCGTTCCTAGTGTTCTCACCGTTCCCAAGAAAAATGGGGTTTGCAAACTATCCTCAGGCCGACGATGTTTGCAACACGTTTGATTCACCTCCCTCGCGCAAGAGAGATATATCGGAAACCTCGGGAACACTGGGCATAACATACATACAAAAAGACTTAATACTAGGAACATACTGGGAACAAGGCTAGGAACAAAAGAATTGAAGTAGGAACATTTCACTAAGCCGTCTCCTTCTCTGGCTTCACCACTCTTCGGTAGCGCCACTCAAGCCGGTCTTTCAGCCGTTTCCGAAACCTCTCCCAGCCGACGCTCTTGAGGCACCTGGCCACGCGGTTCCGCTTACCTTGGTCCTGGTTCTGGAGTTCGACCCCGATGCGCAAGAGAATCTTCGCGATGGTGACGGAGCCGTCGGCGGTGTCGGCCTCCTGCTCGGCGAATTTAATCACCGACTCCTGCCAGGGATCGTCCTCATAGCGGCCGCGCTGCTCTCCCACCGCCTCGGCGATGATCTCCGGGTCGTCGAGCCACCAGCTCCTGCCGGACTCGTAGGCTACCAGCGCCTCCGCCCAGAGCTGGTCGCGATCGCGGCGCAGCCCGTCGAGATCGATAGGGCCGCGGCAGCGCACCGGCCAGTAGCGGCGACCTCCGGTTTCGTCCTTCAGCCATGTATCGGCATTGGTCGTGCCCATGAACACGCACTGACGCTTGATCTCCACGATCCGGTGGCCGTACGGCAGCCGGAACCGTTCCGTTTGCTGGCTGAAGAAGGCCTTGGCGCGGGCGGTCTCGACGCGGTTTAAAGCGTCGAGTTCGCTCAGCTCGATGATCCACTTGCCGCGCAGCTGCATCGAGCAGTCTTTTCCACCCATTTCGCTCAACTGGTCCGAGAACCAGTCGTCTCCGGCGAGGATACGCACCACGGTGCTCTTGCCGATGTTCTGCAGGCCTTCCAGCACGAGTACGTGATCGGCCTTGCATCCCGGCTGCTTCACACGCGCGATGGCAGAGGTCAGGAACTTTTCGCCGACTGCCATGGCGTATATATTGGGTTGCTGGTCGCTCGACGCAACACCGCAATAGTCGATCAGCCACGTCCCGATGCGCTTCACTTCGTCCCAGGGCGGTAGCGAATTGAGATAGTCGATCACGGGATGGAACGAGTTTTTGCGCGCCAGCAGGTCCGCGACGCGGCGGACCATATCGGGCTTGGCAAAGACGCCTTTGCGTTCCAGCCAGCGGATCGTCTCGGTATCGAAGGTGTCCTGGAGTTCTTCGCCGACCGCAGCCGTGACCGGCGCGGGCGGCGGCCGTCGGATGACGAATCCCGCGGTGAACTCGTTATATGCGAGCACGCCAGCCCATCCGGCGGAGTTTTCCAGCATCAGCGCGGCGTTGTCGTAGCAGGCGATAAGTTTGCCGCTATCGTTGCGCAGCAGGCGAGTGCGCCAGTCGCCGAAAGTGATGTTGCCGATGGCCGCGAGCACCTTCTCCGGCCCGACCGTCACGAGCCAGTTGTCGATTCCCTTGCCTTCCTCGATCGGCCATTCCAGCAGTCCGACGGCGGCGCCGCGCTCGACCAGTGCGGTCGAAAGCCGCCATCGCGCCGCGCGGACATCCGGGTTGCTCTCGGCATCGGCGTCGTACGCGATGATTACAGGGCGTCCCTTGAATGTGATCCTTTGGATGTCGGGAATTATTCCCTTCACGTCGCGGCGATCGCCGTTTGGTCCGGTTGTCTTGCCGATGGTGCCGCGGAAACTGTACACGCCCGCTACGGCCACCGGCAGGAACCGCAGCGCGGCGGCGTTATGTTTTGCGAGGCGCAAAGCGGCGAGAGCCTTGAATTCGCCTTCCATGAACACCACCGGCAGCCTCACGTCCTCCAGCATCTGGATGGAGACGCCGGGCGGAAAATATAGCAAGTTAGGCCGCCCCGGCGGCTGAATGTACTTGCCGGTCTCGACCAGGCTGCCGTCGGCGCGCTGCTCGAGCGGCGGCGAGTCCAGCCTCAAGCGATATTCGCGGATGTTTCCGGCATCCCAGGGGGCGACGTTAGGGATGACGACGCCGGCCAGATTGCCGCGCTTGCGGCCGAACATCTCCTGGCCAACAACAGATGTGACGCGCCGGATGCCGGCCTGGTCGGCCATCTCCGCCGTGATCCACCGCGCTTTGAGACGGTCGTAATCTTCCGGCGTAAGGCGGTCGCCGAATGCGAATGTGGCGGCTGTGCTCATTCTGCCTCCAGCGCATCGATTTGGGTACGCATCGACTCCGCGAGGGAATTTAGCTGCTGCATTTCGCGCGTATCGCCGCCTTTATCGGGATGCATCACCCGCACCAAGGCGCGATAGCCTGCATCAAACAGGCGCCTGGCGAGCGGCACGTCCTCCGGGCGGAGGCGGATGCCAGGAGCCGCCGGCGGCGGTGGAGGTGGAGTGCGGCGTTGACGCTCCTCCCGGCGTCGGTCATCGACGCGGCGATCGTACTCTTGCTGGGCTGCGTCACGAAGCCAGTCGCGCAGTTCGATAGTGAGCAACCAGGCGAGGTAGCCGTCGGGAAGGTCCTCGATCTCCCATCCCTCGTACTTGCCGAACGGCATGGTGCTGAAGTGCCGCCAGGATCTGTTGGTGGTCATCGTTCCTCCGCGAGGGCCTGTCGCAGCCGCCGCCACAAAAGTTCGAGACCCAATTTGGTGACACGTATATCCGGTGAATCGAGCGCCTCCCGATAAACCGCAGCAAGATGCCGCAGGCCGCACTGGTCTGCCTCAGCTAAAATTGAGAAGCAATGGACTATAAGGCCCTGGCGGTTCGCAGCCGCGGGGCCTTTTTCCTTGTCGGGCATGGCCTCATTGCGCCTCCGCTGCTAGTTGTCCGCCTGGACATCCCACCGTCATACGCCCAAAGACGCGCTCGGCAACGCTATGGGGAATGCGGAGGGTGTAATACTGCCGTCGGCCGCAGCGACGCCCGCGCCCGAACCGGATCACTCCCGGCTCATCCAAAAAGAGTTTCCTAACGGTACTCGGGTGCAGTTTTTTCGCCTCCGCCAACTCCTCGGCGGTGTAAACCACCTCGTTTGCCGTGTTAACCGCTTCTAACATGCATCCATACTTGGGCAAACGCCCTCTGAGCAGTTAGGGGAATTTCGGTTTTTTCGGTTTTTTTATTTAGCGGGGGAGTTCTTCGAGGTCAATGACCTTCGCCAGCCGTATTTCGTGCCGCCGCTGAGGAAACGATTTGCCCGCCAGATAGTTGTATCCGACGCTGGTGTCAATCTCGTCCTTTCCGGCTTCGATAATCCATTGGTAAACACTCCACTTCTTAGCGTCGAGGCGAGGCCTCACAATTTGTTCACGCCGCTCTCTTGCCGCTTCGATACGGCGGGACCGTTTCTTGGGCGTTTTTCGTTTCTTGGGCGTTTTTTCTTCGCTGGGCGGCTGTGGAGTGGGCGCCGCCTGTTTCTCGATCGCGCCGACGATGCGCTCCGTGAACCCCCGCCATTGTTCGGAGAGCGGCCGCCGGTCCAGGCGCGCCTTCTCGGTCCGCTCAGCCAAACGCCGGCGCGCGGCCCAATACACACCGAACTCTGCAGACTCGTAAAGCGTCTTGCGGACCGCGAACGAGAGGCGGCCCCAGTAGCCGCCAAATTGCTTTTCTTCCTCAGGTATCGAGTGCACGTCCGTAAGTTCCCACCGGCTGTACTGGCGGCCTTCAAACCACTCTGGGTCATCGGGACGAACCCAACACAAGCACTTCCTCACATTGACATCTGCGTCCCCAACGGAGAATTGCTCGCAAATTTCCGCGGCGATCTGCCCTAAGACCTTTATCGCCTCGGGGGCGGGAAACGATGCGGCCGCCGCCGCCAACTGTTTCATCTGATCGTCATTCAGGTAGGGAGAAGGTCGAGCGGTAAACGGAAGGAAAACCTTGACGGCAAGCGGATCCGGCTCGGGTAGCGGTGTAGACTTGAAATTGTCCAAGCAAATCAAGCGCGCCCAATTGGCCTTGCCCGGCCGGGCGCGCCTCCTTTTCACTGATTATTCTATCGATCGAATACAGCCCGGAACTTCACGGGCGCTGTAGGTGTCCCGCGATCGGGTCTAGCCCAAGTGACACTGTGCACCGCTCCCGAAATCGCGGTTTTGTGCAGTAATGACAGGCCTTCGGCGTATCCTTGCTGCAGGGCCTACGATGTAACGTTGCGCCGGTAATTCGATCGCCACATCCTCATCCCATCCACGATCCCGACATCGCTCCGACGAACCGTTGCTCCGGCGGCATCTCCTGTGCGGCAACCGGCGACAGGTGACCTGCCCATGTCAAACAAAGCGCGTCCGCGTAATCCGGGCTCGCCACGCCGCGCTTGACCATGTCGGCTTTGGACTCGATCACGAGCTGCTCGTTCCGGTTGAGGTGGTATCCGGGTCCGGTCAGGTCAGTCTCGAGCGTGATGTCGGCGGGAATGGCGCCGCGGAGCAGCCAGTCCTTCATGCGGTTCCACATGTACGCCCGCATGTTCGCCTGGTGGCGGTCTGGCGACGGCGCCCCAAAGCTAATCTCGCGAACGTTGTCATAACCCATCGCACGCAGGAGTTCCACATACGGCGCGCCGAACGCCGAGTCCACGAACATCATGGCGACCTTGCGCTCCGGGCGTTTGTCGCTGAGGATCTCGGTGAGCTTCGCCATCATGACCGAGCGGTCGCGCGTGGCTTCGCCCGGAATGCGGACCGGCGGAATGCTGCGCGCATCCATCCCGCGCCGGAACGCGATGACGTTCCACGCGCCGCTGCCGTGAGGCTCCCGTCGAGCGCCACCGTCGCTGCGGGAAGTTGGTACGTTGAACATGCCGACGCGGCCGGCGACATCGAAACCCGCAATGATCGCGTCGTCGGGAAAACTCGAGGCGGTCCGCTGCTGCGCCTGCCAGACGCGCTCCTGGTCAATGAACTGGAGCTCGCCGGCGCGCGGCGCGACGCCGCGGACCCGGACCCTCACGAAGTCCGAATCCTCTCCATAATCATGGATCCATTCCTCGATGAGGGTTTTATTCGTGAACTGGACGGTGCGGGAGTCGATAATCTTACGGCGCCACCGGTCGCGCTCGCTCCCGAAGACGACGCGATGGAATTGTCCGCTGTTGCGAGTCGGATTTCCGAAGGCAAAGATCATGGGCTCGCCGTCGGTCAGCCCGCCTTCGGCCGCGGCCCAGATCTCGTCGGGAATCGCACTGGCTTCATCGAAGAGATACCAGGAAGTGGAGCGCGCCGCATGCTGGCCGTGAAAACTCTCCGAATTTTCCCGTCTGCAGGTTTGCGCAGTCACGAACCAGCTTTCAGGCGCCGCCTTGGCGAAGATCCTCTGTAAGCCGAGTTCAAACCAGTGGCTGGTGATGCACAGACGAGTCCACTTGAGGATCGCCGGCCAGGTCTTGCTCTGCAATTGCGGGAACGTGTTCGCGGTGACGGTGCCCTGCGAGTTGGGGCGCGTACTCATGATCCAATTCACGAGCCAGGCGCTGATGGTGCTCTTTCCGATCCCATGTCCGCTCGAGATGGCCTGACGGATGGGCAGGACGGCGTTCAGGCCGTCGAAGCCGCGGCGGCGTACTTCGCGCCCGATGTCCTCGAGCAGCTCGCGCTGCCAGGTGTCGGGGCCGTCATACTCCTTGAGCGGTCCCGGCTCTTTCCAGGGATATGCGAAATAAACGAACCCCAACGGATCGTCGACGTACTCGGCGACGTTCTCGACGAGTTCCTCGTCAGTCGGCGCGCTCAGCGGATTCATTGCGCCTCATCAGGCGTACGCGCTCGACCGCGGCCGTCATCCGGTCCACGAGACTGATCGTGCCCGAGACTTCGGCCGACACGCGCTCGCGGTAGGCTTCCGGCTTAAACCGTTTCAGCAAAGTGGTATGCAAATGGGTATCGTAAGCGGTTTCGTAGAGCAAAGCGCCATTCACGATTACGGATTCGCCTTGGTAGAGCACCAGCTTGCGCGTACCCTCACGGACCCGCTGGACGGCTAAACCTTCCAGCATGTCTCCTACCTGTTCCTGCGCTTCCTCGAATGCACGTCGATAGACGGG